GTTTGAACACCAACGTATACTGAAGTATCACGATTAATGCCGTTACCTACCAATGGACGATATTTAACATAGTTCATGTTAACACCTAAGATAGAAATATTAGTTCCATCTAAGTGAATATTACGAGCTACATTCATATCTCCATAAGGTGTTGAGATTGTAGTAATATCCAATCCTAATACCTTCTTCTTGCCTGAGATCATCATATCTGCACGATATTGATCATCAATGTCTAAGTTAGCCTTCATATAGCCACCTAGTTTATGTAACCAGTTATATACTTCTGTATCAACAAAGAAAACAGTTGAACCAGAACCATTATAACGTGGATCCAAGAAACTAGACATATCATCTAAGAAGTCATCTTGAGTCTTAGCAGTAGTCCATGAGAACTTATTCCCATAGTTTAATGCAAAGTCACATACACCTTGGGTGTATTGAACGCCATCAGAATCAATGTACTGAGAACCAAATAATATAGATTGCTCAATATCATATTTGTGCTCAATTAGCTTATCACGCCAGATACGAGACCACTCATTCTGTTCATACTTTAATGAAGTAGCACGCATTGTGTTAGTCATTGCAGCAGAAGTTTTCCAGATTTGAGTTTGCCCATATCCTGTGCCATAAGGTTGATCTTTCCATGTTTCAGGATAACCAGATCCCTCAGCATAAGCAGAACCAACAACATAGCATCTTGCAGCTTCTAATTTACCAGCAATCTCTTTGTCATAAAGAGATACGCCTGTAGTCCAAAGAACTGAATCACTTGAGCCAACAAAGTCAACAGAACTTGCAGTTCCCTTGATAATAACTAGCTCTAAGATTACATATTCGCCAGAAGTAGTTACAGACTTAATTTTCCCTAAGATGTTTCCATCTGGGTTGTAAAGATCTGCTACATCAGCTTCACCAGCGGTTCTATAGTTCAATTTAACTACTTGACCTTGAAGGAAAAATTCAGGCTTAGTACCAGCATCACCAACTGAAATATCTCCAGAAGATTGACCAAATACATTTTGCATGTTTCCTGCTGATTTATAATCAGTACCCATTTTAACAAAGTATGTATCACCTGCATCTAATGCGCCTGCAACAACTGTTGGATCAGTTGTGCCTACTGCATTAGTAGCAGCGTGAGATACTACATATGCGTACCGTTTCATCCATGAACCACGCTTTTCAGTGAATTTGAAAGCGGGATCATCTGTAGGGTTTTTCGCAACTTTACTTACGAATCGAAAAAAGGGATCCTGAGAAAGAGCCAATTCAGATACTCGGTCACCGAAGTTAAATTTACGACGTAAAGCACCAGTCTTAAGATCGGTACCAAGTCTACTTCCGGTTGACCCAAGAGCATTATCCTGAATCGGATTAGTTCCTGTAGGGTTCCCTAAGTTAAAGATATCTGCCATGAGATTATCTCCTTTATTATTTAGGGTTTACAGCTAACACCGTGTTAGCCAAACAACTCGTTAAGGTCAGTACTAGAACCATTAACCATATCAAAGATTTGGTCATCAGGTGAAGTTTCACTTCTTGGACTGTTAACATTCCCTACACTTGGTTGAATATCTCGAACATTTTTCATTTGAGTCATTATATCAGCTTTTGTTGCGTCAGCAACATTTGTTTGAGCTTTATCCTTATTCATAAGGTAATATAAATCCTCTAAATCCATTTTACGAGTTTTAGATGCTTCAATCATTTCAGTAAATGCTTCAGGTGACATATTATGCTTAGTCATAAACTCTTCTGCTTCACCCCTCATTCGGGTCTTTAGCTGAGCTTGTTTATCTGACTGGGCTTTTTGTGCCATTGAATCATTTAACCTTTTTTGAACCATCGTATCAACGTGAGCATTAAAGACTTTAGCTGAATCTGAATCTGGATTACTCATTGCATCATCTGAATCGAAAACGAAATCCTCATCTAATCCTAACTTATCTTTAATATTCGCAGTAGGGCGACCACCATTTTCCAGATAGTCTCTAACAGTATCCACTAGTCCACTGTCCTTTTCCATAGCCTCGAGAACAGGTACAAAAGGTTTAAGCCTATTAAGCTCTCCTGCAATCCTAGTAGCTTCTCTACTAGAATCTTTATACCGTTTCTCCCAATCAACCTCATTACTGCTGGGGCCTTCGTTCGACTCTTGACGGGTTACCTCTGGGGGGCCATCAGTACTTTGAAGGGTTTCCTCATTACTAGATTGATCATCCATGATCGCGCTATTTACATCGCGCTCCATGGCTTCAAAGAAGTCATTCGCGGAGCCAGCTTCCACTGGGTTACCCTCGAACTCATCTAAATTTTCCATTTTACTCTCCTTTTCTTGAGATTATTTGATTGCAAACTTATTAATCTTCTTTGGAAGATTCCAAGTCTTTTATTACATTTTTAAGAGAAGTTGCAAATTTACCCTTCTCAGACTCAGCAAAGGCCTTTTGTGTTTGCCTTAATACTTTGTGCTGAGCTTGAGTCTCTAGCGCTTCTTTCTCTTTGCGAGTCTTAACGTCATTAACCTTCTTATCAACTTCCATAGAAGCTTTCATGACTTTATCTCTAATACCAGACTGAATAATCTGACGCTCAAGGGTTTCAATAGTACCCTTATCATTCTTCTGCGATTCTTCAAGGCTAGCAATTTGTTGTTGCATTTGAGCATACATGCTCTTTCTTTTAACAATATTCTCTTTATTCTTGATATCAGTCTCAGCTAAGAATGCTATATCATCAATAACGCCCATCTCCATATAAGACTTCAATTCATCTAAATATGCCCATCTATTAACTGGCAACGTAGACCCTGCAATTATTCGTACATCAAACTTCATTGTCCCATAATCATTAAATTTACCTATAGCTTCGCCAAGGTCATTATAAATAGGAACATTAATCTCCGCCATCTTTTCTTCATTAATATTATTTGGCTGTATAATTCTAAAGGTTCTATGCCCAGTATATACTGACTGAGAGAATTGTCCTACAACTTTACCCACTTGACGTAAAGCAGGCTCAATACAATTCTTCATCCATTGCTTAACCCTTCTAGTGCCATATTCATCCATAGCTAACATACCACGATATGTTTCATGCTGAGCATTAGTATCACCTTGCATAGCTCCATATATACCAGCTAGATACTCCATATCCTGTTTGCCTTCATTTACAATACCAAAAAATGCATTAGATAATGGGGCAGGTTGCACTGGGGTTGGAGGAGTAGCTCCAGGCCTAATAGGAAGTAATGCTCCTGGTGAACTTGAATATTGCTCCCAGTAATCCGTATCTATAGACCCCTCTTCATGCATCCATCTTAAAGAAGATCCTAATGATGCATTATGGACCATCAGCTGATGAGCCTTGTTCATTTCTCTTTGCTTACCTATAAGAGGTGAAACTGCTGAAATAGGATAAGGAGTCCCTGTCCATTTAAAGTGAAATGGTATTATTGGGTATTCAGTTATTCTATCTGGCAATACATTCTTATAAACAGTCACATCACCTATAACGCAAGTTTGCTGTATCCTTGTTCCATAAAATTTAACTGAATCAACTATCATTGACGCAAATGTTTTGTCTTTTATTAATAATTTAAACTCTGCTTCAGATACAATCTTGTTTTCTATCTTAGTAGCCGCTGCTTGCATTTGCTGTTCAGCTTCTTGCCTGAAAGCTTCTAATTGAGCTTGCATTTCTTCTTGAGCTCTCTTCATCTCCAGCTCATATCTTTCTGGGAGCATATCCCCAGATTCCACCGCTCCTCGAAGCTTCTTTTCTAGCTCCATTAGCTCTACAGTCATCTCTTCTTTCATATTATCTCGCTGGACTGTAACTCTCTCTTGAATAGCCATTATCTCTTCTTCTGACGGAGGCATTCTATAATTCATATTTATATAAGCTACTTTAATCTTCTCATATACCTCAAATAACTCCATAAGTTGATCTTGCTCGCCTGACGCAGGATCTATACTTTCTGATTCATGTATATCATTATAGGCAAAATCTTTTTGGAAACCCCCAGTAGCTTTTTCTGTATAACTAAATTCTGAGTTCTGATCTGAAGCTGCTCTTTTAATCTTTGCCTTTGCATCAGGGAACATACTCATTAAATGAGTTTGAGGCAATACTTTCCGTATCATAACAAAAGCTGCATCACGGAATAACATATCTCTTGATTTAGGATCGACATATACATCGAACGGCTCAGGTTGCATAATCTTTACATCACCTAATCCATTGTCTGAATCTGGGTCTACGCTAACAAGAAGATAACCTACAGACTTTGTCACAGCATCATTAATAGCATTAGAGTATATACTAGAACCATCAGATCCAGCCCATATATAATCAGCTATATCAGAAAAGACTGCACCAACATCAGAATCACTGCCTTCAACCCCTACAGCTTGCCATCTTGGATTATTTGCAGTAGCATAGAAATTAAGCATTTCTACTACAGGTAATATCCTATTGATCGTAAAAGTAGGCATGCCCTGTTCTTCAAGGGCAATGCGTTCAGTTTCAGTCAGTTGATTATCATTAGCAAAATCAAATCCCTTTTGATTAACATACTCCCACTGAGATCTAGTGTTTTGATTACAGCTATTAAATAACTGCCTAACCCTTGCTGCGTTCTTATCTACTCTTTTAGCCACTATCTATCCCTTAAAATTTAACTTCATTATTAAAAACTTGTTCTTCTTCAGTTAAAGGGTAATACGCTTCGCTTTGTTTTTTCCGCCTATCCCATGCATTCTTTAACTGATCTAAATATAATAATGCATATTTTTGATCACTAGCTCCCTTAGGTAAGCTTGTCTCTGAATTTCTCTGCAGTACCCTCCTCATACCAGATGGAAGAGAGCCATTTGGCCTAGCAGCCGCAGTAATGATTTCAATAGTCCCTTCTCTTCCTTCTTGCCAGGTTAGATACTCTAGTAAACCTTTATCTAATCCTAGTGTCTCAGCTTTTTCATTTACTCCCCAATTGCTCCATCCGCCTGTATCTTTTGTAGCATTAGCAACATATTGCTTATATACCTCTGCAGATTTACCAAGCGTTCCAGGCTTATCAAAAAGCTCCCCAGTCGCTAAGCCGTATTCATTCTGCACTGTCTTGCCTATCTGGAAGCTTCCTTTATATGTTGCATTCCATGCTTGACGATTGATCGCCTGATCTTTTACTGTATAAGCTAACGTGCTTCTATCTTTCCCGAATGATGATTCCATGCCATATGCAGTCCAAACATCACGTAATGCTATATCGCTCACGCTAACATCCAATTCTTTGCTTTAGGTTTATGCTTATTCCACTCTCCTGCCTTATTCTTTTTCAAAGACTTAGGTGGATGTGCATATTTACAAGAATATGCCAATGCATCTATTGTATCATCATGTCCCATTCTAGGACCAAATGTAATTATTTCTTGGTGCAAATCGTAATGATCCTTTTTAATTTTAATTGAGCCCACTGCAAACCTTTGTGCCAATATTTCCTGTATTCTATCCCTTTTAGACATTCTGTTACCCGGCTTCTCTGCTGTGTATTTAACAGTGAAGTCGTTACGCCTTCGCATTTCTGCATTAATAGCTTGAAAAACCGGTTTTGACATAGTCGTGTCTTCAATGCAAAATAAGCTTGGCTGGTATATTTTATTGTAGTCGAATATGTAATCAACAATTCCTCTCTTATCATCACCCGGTATACCAAGAACAGGTAAAGAACGCTTCCTGAGGTAATCAAGAACGTAACAATTATTGTTAGAATCGACGCCCAAAGCAAGTAGCACGCTGAAATCACTATCCCTACGAGTACTATCTGTAGCAGGGTCAACACCAACGAACACATTGATGGGTAATTCATCCCCTTCATCCGTTCTAACATATGCAATACCTGTGTCTTCATCTCTATAAAAAGTTCCTTCCCAATTCTTAATGTGGTTTCTATTAAATATAGAATCCGCTTCATTCTGAACTTCCATCATATACTCTTGATAGAACTTCTGCGGCACCCCATTGTCCGCATAAAACTTTTTCTTTCGCTCCATTTCCTTGTGGCCAAACCATGAAGGCCATAAAGGAGTCCCATCTGGCATTATAGCCTTGTGGGTTATTACATCCCACGAAAAATCATTCCCCTGAACTTGCGCTTTATTATACCCATTAAGTATGTTGGTAACAAAAGCATCGAAATGAACAGGCGTACCATTGATACGCAAACGACCAGTACCAGGCTCAAGAGCAGGAAACACAACAGCAGTAACCAA